ATGTTCCATAAGTGCTTCTCACGTTTATCGAAAAATCCTGAGCTATCGCCATGACTGTCATGGTTAATATAGCTAATATAATATATATTTTTTTCATTTTATTTTCCTTTCTTTAATATTATACTTTGGTTAAATCAGCAATTGCACTTGTCAAATCACCATATATGAAGCTTTCAGTCCTATATATAGGTAGAGCTATTCTTTCCTCAATTCTGATAGTTCTTTTGTTTTTAGTGAAGTTATCAGAATGGTGGTCTGAAAATTCAATAGTATATTGCTGTCTATCAACTAACTCTGTTCCGTTGACAAAATCACCAACTAAGAATTTTCCGGCAGTTATAGCCGTAGTTTCAAAAATAGGAACTCTTACAACAGTAATATTACCATTTGTGTTATTCATGAAAGGTACTTTGATATATTGACCTGAGGTATCTTTGTCAAGGTCTAATAAAGTGACACTTTCAGGATGAACAATTATTTGGGATGCTCTGTAATATGCGACATTAATAAGATGTACTGCTACTCTCATAACATCTGCATATGTTGGGTCTGATACAGCTTTATCAAAAGATGTTCCGGCAACTGACCATGCTGTTGCGTTGGTTATAAGTCCTGATATTTGTGGACTTACGCCTGTTCCCGATAATATCAAAGTATCTTCAACAGTGAGTAATCTATTTGATAAATTTCTGCTGATATAGTTAGCGAGATAAGGAATATCATCTAACATTCTTCTTGACACTGTCAAATGCGCTCCTACTCTCTCAACATCAACAGCGCTATCTATTAAATCAAAATCAATCTGTGCTGATGCATTTCCTTCTGCTACTGCTGCCGGAGTGCCGTCTCTGTTCGCTTCTTTTACAAAATCAATTTTATCTGATATTGTTGTTCCTGTTCGCATTATTTCACGCATAAACATTGGTCTGTCGAGAATTTCTACCGGCCCACGTCTATCAGGCAATATTACAGGATAAGGCGTATTTGTCAAATTTCCTCCTGATGACATGTCACCTGCAGCCTTTTCGCCAAAGTTTCCAAGTCTTATTTCGCCGGAGCTTCCACCGTAACCATTAGCTTTATACTTTTGGAAAGTTTCATTTTTTGTTAAAAGGTCAAACCATATTTCCCTTGCTGTTTTTTGAACATTTCCGCCATTAGCGTTCTTCATGCTTTCTAATACAAGTCCCTGTTCTTTTAATACTTTTTCAAGTTTTTCAACCTGTTCTTTCATTTCTTTTTTGTGTTCGTCGGCATTGCCTACGGCACTTTTTATTTCTTCCAAACGTGTTTCAATTTCTTCTTTTGAAATTAGATTTTTTTGCTTTTCAGAAATAATTTGTGAAACTTCTGTTTTTATTTTTTCGAGAAGTTCCATTTCTTTTCTATTTTCTTCTGCCATTTTTTTAAAGTTTAAAATTTTTAATTAAATTATCTATTACAATATCTTCATCTTTGTTATTCTTAGCAAATGGCTCCTTTAGAGTATTCGGGTCGAATGTATCAAATAATTCAGATATCATTTGTTTTATTTGTTTTATTTGTAATTCAAAAGTTTTCATCATGTCGTCTGACTGATGACCACTTTTAAGATTTTTTTCTAATTTTCCCAATCTTTCGTTGAAGGCAATTATCATAGCTTCTTTATTTTTGCTTTTTACCCCCAAAAAAGGCGTTAAAGAATTTGCCCCAAAAGATACAGTGCTACCCTCATATAGATTTATTTCCTTTACAATCCAAAAATATTCCCTGCCTTCTAATTCCTCTTTATTTTTAATCATCGGAACATAAGTGTTCCAATTATCACTACCTCTTTCAATATATTCCATGTCTTTATAAATAAACCCAATAGAATGATTATCATATACTTCTTCTTGATAATTGATGAGAGTATCATTTCCAATTGTAGTGTCTGCCATTTTTGTTTCGAAGTATATCCCCGTCATATCATCAACAGTTTTTTCTTCTAATACCTGTATTTTTCCAACTAATTGTGTCAAGTCATGATTGAGTGCATGTTTTATTTTAGCAATTGCATTACTACCGGGGCCTTTATCTGCAATAGATTTTTTTGAACAATTCGGCAATAATACATCCATATCGCTATCTACAACATTGTAAGTATTGAAAAAACCTGTAACAATTCGCTTACTAAGGTCAACATCTTTAACATTTCCGCCTGAACGAATTTTATAATAAGTATTTAATTTATCCATTATTATATTTTTATTATGCAAAATAAAACGAATATTCAATTAAAAAATAACTAAGTTTAAACTTAGTTATTAAATAATATTTTTTTTTGTTTATTTTTGAGACAAAAAAATTATGATGTATTATATTAAATTCTTTTTTGCATTAATCCTTTTTATTTTTCTTGTTATTATATCAACTCCGATATGGATATGTCGGGCAGGATATTTTACAGGAATTAATTTTTCAGAAATAGTATTAAATTTTATATTTAAAAAATGATTATAAAAGATAAAACAAATAGACTATCTGCTAAAGATGTAAGATTTATTTCTGGCAGAAGTCAAATAAACTATGGTAATGTTACCTATAATCCGATATTCAGGAATTTTCTTGAAACAACAGCACTTATAGATGCTTATGATACAATACCGGATATTAGGGCAATAATAAATTATTATGCTTCGCAGGTATCAAAAGTAAATTACAAAGTCATGCGGAATACTTCACGCTCCGGCAAGAAGGAAGATTTGTCACACCCTCTTAACAAATTGTTGCAATCACCGAACTATCTATTCTCTTATAGGGAACTCATTAAATATTATATATCATATATAAAACTTACAGGAAATGGGTATCTGAACGCTTTTATTCCTGTTGGTTTTACCGAACCTTCTGCATTGTATGTATTCCCTTCACAATATATGAATATTATCAATAATGATGAAAAAGATTTTCGTATTGACAATATTAAGAAATACCGAATGTATTGCGGTAAATACGATATTAAGATTGATGCAGAAAATATTCTTCACAAAAAAGAAGTTAATCTTGCGTTTGATAATAATGAGTTGTTTTTAGGTAAAAGTCCATTTTTTGCATCAAACAAAGTTCTCTCGTCCCTTGAAGCTATATATGAAAGTAAGGTTGCAATATATCAAAAACGTGGAGCATTGGGAATTTTGACATTCAATCCCTCCGGGTCTGTTGCGGATTTTGTCGCTCCAAGAAAAGAAGAAATAGAAAAACTTCAAGAAAGCTATGCCCAATATGGTCTTAACCGTAATCAGTATCAAGTAATAGTGTCTCAATCGCCGTTGAGGTGGGAAAGAATGACTATGGATATTCAAGAATTACAACTTACAGAAAATCAAAAAGCAGATAGAGAGCTATTATGCAATGCAATAGGAGTGCCGGCAATAATATTTACGAATGAAGGAACAACTTTTGCAAATAAAAAAGAGGCAAATATTCAACTGTGGGAGGGTGAATTAGTTCCGTTCACTAATGATTTGTATGATGATTTGACTAATTTTTTCAGAACTTTGTATAAAGATGATTATTTGATTTTAGCTCCTGACTATTCTACTATTCCTGAACTTAAAGAAGATGAGGAAAAAAAACATAATAGATACATGCAAGATATTGAACACGGGATATTAACACCCGCAGAAGTAAGAGCGTTAAAGGGATATGATGAAACTAATATCCCTGAATTGAATAGTTTCTACATGTCAGGAACTCTTAAACCTGTTATAAACAACGAAAATCAAACAGAATAATCTATTTTTCTAAACTTTTTTTGATATATTAAATTTGAAATTGTACATTCAGATAGATTATATTTGTTTGCCAAAATAAAAACTAAGTCAGCAAGCAATATATCTTGACTTTTGTATTTAACATCATTATATATTTCCCACCTTATTCTTATTGTTTCCTGCATGTATGGGGTCAAGTTTTCAAAACTTTTTCCTCTGTCTATTTTTCTAAGATTGTCTTTTACAAAATTTTCCGGTATCATAATAATCCTATTCTATTGTAATACAAACATATACTTCTTATTCCGTCCATGTGATGATCAAATGCTTTCACCGGCTCATTAATGTATTGTTCTGTGCCTGCATGTTCTTTCCATTTGTAATTGTTTTTTTCTCTTATTATATTTCTTGATGATGACAATATATTTACTCTATATTTTTTGACAATGTTTATTCCTGCCAAAACACTGCCCGGATATTTAAT